CTTAACATCGTAGACCCAGAAACAAACAAAGCCTATAAAAATCCTGGCATTAGTCGAGACCTTTTTGATAGTTTATTTGAGGTTGGTGAATAAAGGGCTTGACAACTACTACGTTATTGTGTATTATATGTATATATTAACGAGTAAGGAATGTTATTATGGCTACTACAAAAACTAAGAACTTTGATATTTTCGTTTGGAATACGTCTCTCCCCACAGTAGACTCCAATGAACGTCCGTTCAACGTGCTTGATAAAAAGCCCGATGACCATGAAGCTAAAACTGTAGCAGATTTAGTTAATGAATTTATGCAGAGTCCACTAAGCAAGATTGCTAAGCGTAATATCGACAAGCAAGGTAATGTTCCCTCGTATGAGGATATCGCTGATTATCATGCGCTTCCCCTTAGTGTGCTACTAAGTGCATTAGCAGTTCAGCGTCCCGTAAATCCCGGACATGTTAAGAAGATTGCTGAGAACTATGATGGCAAGAAGGTTCAATACGTAAATGTATTGAAGATTAAGCACAAGAATAAGTGGTATTACTACATCATTGACGGCCAGCATACTGCTGTAAGCTATGGTGTAATGGCTCAATGGGGATATTTTGAAAGCGTAGGCATTACTGCTGAAAACTGGACTGATGTTAAGGTCAAGTGTCAGGTAGTAGAGTTCCATAACTTTGAATTTGCCCGCGAACACTTCTTGGGCATCAACGGCGCCGACAAGCTAAAACTCGCTTATTTCGATAAGTGGAAGAACTATGTTCTTTCTAAGCGTCAGGATAATCCAAAGACTATCACCAAAGACTTGTATGAGGATGCTTTTTCTAAGCAGGTGATTATGGAAAAGTATAACATCATTCCTGTTCACGAAAAGGATGATGAGAATATTGACAAGCCTGGTGCTTTTGTTCGTGTAGACCTACTTAAGGATTTCACAGAAGAAGAAATGCATTGGTGGTGCCAGATTCACAAGTGGAACTGGGACTATCGTAGTGTTGACTCGTTTGAAGTGTCTCCGATGGTCAATCTACGTAACAAGATCAAAGGCACTAAGAATCTTAGTAACAAGGAAATCAAGGAGTTTGTTATCACTCTCGGTAACATCATTCGTAACGTTTCCGGTTCGCCAGCAGTGTTTCGTACTCTAGCAGAAGCGACCTTTAAGGAATGGTACAGTGTTGCTAATCCCGGTGAGAAGGTTCCTAGTATTCCTGCTGACGGGTCGCTTGCACTGCTTCTTCAAATCTATGAAGAACATAATGGCCCCTTTACTAATATCTCTAAGCATTTTATGGAAGACTATAATGATAACGGATATAAAATGTTTCATGCGCTTCCGCAAGACTTGCAGGATTTGATTGTAGCGTGACACAAGGTCTTTACATCGCCGAGGTGCAAGGTAAAGAACATAGCCTTAAACCCGGCATTACAGAAGACCTATCTAGTCGTATCAACGGATATACGAAGGGCGGGGATGATGTGACAATACATTTTTTGTGCATTGCCCGCCCGGGTTTAGAGGGCCAAATTCGAACCTTAGAGGAAGATGGAAAGGTATACTTCAAGAAATTCTTTTCGAAGTTTAACGGATTTAATAGAACCGAGTATATCAATATTGCCGATACCGGAATGACGCTAGAGATACTAGAAGAATACTATCGCAAAAAAATCAAGTTTATCCCCGGCATCTTTATAGTAAAAAAAGAGCATTTGCCGCTCAACAAAGAGAGCAGCAACTTAAAAAACTTTATGGAAAATGCATTGAAACATCCAGAAAAATACCTTGAGGTCATTTAAGGCTTGACAACTGCTAATATATAGTGTAATATGTAAGTATATTAACAGAGAAAGTACCACATGAAATACGCATTGATCGACACAGCTAATACTTTCTTCCGCGCTCGGCACGTTGCTTCACGCAGCGCCGACACATGGGAGAAGATTGGCATGGCTATTCACCTATCGTTAGCATCGGTCAATATGATTGTGCGTCAATACGGAATTGACCATGTCGTGTTTTGTCTTGAGGGTCGTAGCTGGCGCAAAGACTTCTATCCCCGTTACAAGGCTCATCGCAAGCTTGACGAAAGTGCAATGACAGAACGTGAAGTAGAAGAAAACAAGATGTTTTGGGAAACATATGACGTTTTCACTACTTACCTGCGTGAAAAGACTAACGCTAGCGTATTGCGTGTCCCTAATGCAGAAGCAGATGATATCATTGCTCGTTTTGTTGATTTGCATCCCGATGATGAACACTTCATTATTTCTAGTGATAGCGACTATGTCCAGCTTATCAGCGAGAAGGTGAAGCAATACAACGGTGTTGCTAATCAGCTTATCACGCTTGATGGATACTTCAATGACCGCGGTAAGCCTATCAAGGATAAGAAAACTGGTGAGCCTAAGTTGCTAGAAGACCCTGAGTATCTGTTGTTCAAGAAGATTATTCGCGGTGACGCAACTGACAACGTGTTCAGTGCATACCCGGGCGCTCGTGAGAAGGGTTCTAAGAACACTGTAGGCATTCGTGAAGCATTTGAGGATCGTAACAAGCAAGGCTTCAATTGGAATAACTTCCTCTTGCAGCGTTGGGTCGATCATGAGGGCGTTGAACACCGCGTAAAGGATGATTATGAACGCAACCGCACTCTGATTGACCTTCGTGCTATGCCCGACGAAATCAAGTTAGCTGTTGATAACGTAATCAAAAGCGATATTCGCACTACTAAAATGCCGATGGTAGGCATTCATCTTATGAAGTTCTGTGGCAAATATGAATTGACTAAGATTAGTGAGCAAGGTGAAACTTACAGTAAATGGCTTAACTCTCCTTATGAAGGGATTCTGAATGGCTAAAGAACTTTTTTCGTGCAAAGATTGCAAGCATTCTACTATGTCTATGGTTGACAGGATTTTCACGTTGAATGGTCGTATAGCAGTATATGATTCTAACTACAAATGCTCCAAATTTCCTGAGGCAAAAACAGTAGTTGAGGATATAGTTCTTGGTCCAATGAAAGTAAAGGCTAAGCTGCCGTATTGTAGCATCGCCCGTCGCCACGGTGAATGCGGTCTGGATGGGAAATATTGGCAACCCAAGCATAAGAGAGATTTATTTAAAATGTTAACAAAGGAAAATCATGACTGAACTAGTCGCAAAACCAATCGTCAAGAATCAATTTTGGATTGTTACTGACGGTAATAAAAAAGTAGGTAATATTGAAGCTAACAATGCAGGTTACGGGGTGCAAATTAACGGCACCTTCCTTCAGTTTAATAACGCAGATGAATTGAAGAAATCAACCAAAATTAAGTTTGAGAGCATTGTTAATACAGCGTCAAAGCCCACGCATCCATATCCTGAATATCCTACTACTAAGCGTGTATATAACAGTATTTTAGATATTCAAAAAGGATTGCATCTGTTCACTAAAACTAAAAAAAGCAAGTGTCTACACGCTGCCGGTTACTTTATGATAGATCAGAATGGAATAAAACAAGTGGCATTTTGCCCTAAATACATCTTTATTCAGCGTTACCCTTATCAGGGCCCGTTTAAAACTGAAACCGACGCATATAATGCGATAAATATATAAATATATAGATATGATACACATTAAAAAATTTATGGACAAGATGTCGGTTGTGGAATCCCGAATGAATAAGGATGTCATTTTGCCCATACTAGATGCACGGGGCTTGCGGGATGATGTAGCAAAGCTTCTAGCTGACTACCATGAACTTACACAAGAACAAAATAAAGAACCTAATGTTATGCAGGTACAAGTTAAAGGTGGCTCATTCAAATGAGTAGAGGTCAACCTAAGGTATTGGTAGAATACGTAGACAAGAACACTTACAAGTGTGATCAAATCGTAGAAGCTGCTGGTATTTGGGCTGTGTTCTATGATGATCAACCGATAAACTTGAAATCTAGTCATTATCTATCAAACGACATTGCTCCTAAATATAAGAAAACTAGCTTTAGTAATCCAGGACATGCAAGAAACTTGTGTAGAAAGCTGAACGCACAATTTAAAACTGATAAGTTTACTGTCGTGTTTATGAACAGCGGTAGAACAGTCTACCCCGATGATCTATCCCAAGACTAAAATTGAAATCATCAATCTGATTTTGATTGAGACTAAGGATAATCCTGACTTTCCTTGGAATAACATTCCCGCAGACAAGATTATATCTGAATGGTTCATCACCGGTAGGACTGGTACCGGCTTGCGACTTACTGATGCAGGAATGACTGCTTTCAATAAAGCAAACATAGCACATTACGATTTTGAATTTACGCCACCGAAAAACGCTATTAACTCAAGTTCATGGGGAAAATATACTCTTGCAATTGACAAAAAAGTTAAATGCCCTTATTATGTTGGGGTCAAACAAGATTCCATAACACAGAAAAAACAACCCTATATTAGACTTTACGATAACAAAATAGCAATGATGATGGCTTTATACGGAGACTTTCAAAGCTACCTAGATTCGGTTAAATAGTATTTGTTTTTGTTCGCACTTGCAGCATAAATAAAACGTAGCAACAGCTACATCACACACAGAGGAAAAAATTATGAAGAATATCACTATCGGCCTGCTTATGGCCCTCACACTATCAACCCCAGCACTCGCTTCTTGGAAGACTGAATTGTTCACCAAGCTTGATGCAGACACTAGCGGGGAAATCTCACTTACTGAATTGACTGGCGCGGGTTGCCGCACTCAGCCTAAGTTCTTTAGCTATGCCGATAAGGATCGCAGCAATGGTCTTAGCAAGGCTGAGTTTTTTGACAGCCGAGACCTTCTCGGTCGTTGCAACTAAGGAGTAGATAATATGTTAACTACTTTAGTCAATAATACCGTTGACGCCATCCAAACTTCAAAGAAGATTTTTGTTGACACTTTTGTAAAGCACGAAGGTCTAGCAAAAATTATGCATGAATTTGTAGATGCACAAAATGAGTATACTAAAAAGGCAATTGAGGTTGGTTTTACTACTGCCAGCAACATGCATAAAACTGTTACTGATAAATCATTTTATACAGAAACAGCAAAGTCTATGCAGGAATCTGCAAAGGCTATTTTTAACACACAAAAATAACGGAGACACAATATGAGTGATAACAAGATTCCAGGACTTCCCGAGATTAAGTTCAATAAGAATGGATATGAAATCCGTTCTGATATCTTGGGTCTAGCTAACAAGCTAGTCATTGAAGAATATAAGGCCAAGCTTTTTGGTTGGGAAGTCTCACAGAATAAGGATGAGGAAGGCAAGATTGTTACTAAGGTAACTGCTCCTGAATTTCCCGGACTTGAAAAGGTTCTTGAGACCGCTCAAAAGATGTACGATTTCGTAAATACCAACCCTAAGAAGTAATTACTTACGATTTAATACACCCCAACCGTGACCTATTAAACAGTATCGGGTACCGGATGTTACTTTTGTAACTCTATGTACTACATCAGGAGGAAAGAATATTCCGGATCCGATACTTTTGGTGGCACGGTGGTTCTTAATATACAAATCCCCTCCCTCGTAGCTTTTGGGATCACTTAGTTGAACAGTTAAATTTAGTTTACGTTCTTCAATTAAATTAGGAGCACCGTGCGTGTCAATGTGTCCACCAAACTCATCACCTTCTTTATATTCTTTAATCTCGTAATATTCTATAAACGTTAGTTCATACCCGTACTCTTCGGTGTGTGATTTCCAAACACTATCTAGGATGTTATATATTGGATGATTAAGGTCTACTAACAAGCAAGTAGTAAAAGAGGCCTGAACTGAACTGGTTTTGCTATTGCGGCGATGGAACCCATCCTGATTAACTGCATATCGTATTATATCATCTGCTAGTTCTTTATTAATGAGATTATCATATTCAATGACATGGCCGTCAACCGAGGTATCTATGTCAGGTTTGAATCTTATCGGGAAATGCGTCATATAAATATTTATAGAAAAAGGTTGACATAGGTATATTTTGGATATATAGTGAGAACATGATGAAGAAAGAAGTGATTCAGTTTAAGGTAGATAGGCCGAAGTCAAGAGCGCATTATGTGCTTTACGGCGATACTCCCTTTCGCCCTAAAAAGGTCGAATCCAAACTTCTTTACAAGCGCAAAGACAAACACCCTAAAAAGGATTATTGATATGATGACCAGTGAAGATTTTTATGAGTATGTCCTAGATTTCTACAATGGCGAAACCGGTATCTATAAAGATGTAGATGCTACTCCTGCCGAAGTCGTAGCAGCTACCCGCAAGCTTGAAAAGATGTATCGCAGCAACGGCGAAGAGCCTGTTTATGACAGCATCGACCGTGAGCGTGTTCGTGACTTTATTTTAGAATCTCGAAAGTAAAACTAATTAAATAATAGAAAGGAAACATCATGAAAGAAAATATTGTAAGCGCCCTCAAGGCTAGCTTTGAAGCAAGCATTCAAAAGCATAAGTTGAACATTGATATCATGCTTGACAAGCCAATGGCGATCCATGATCATACTGACTTTATGGGTGCAGTTGAACTTGAACTCGCACAGATTGCCGAGTATGAAGATAAGTTAGAAGCGTTAACCAAATACTTTTAATGTCTAAGATTTGGTATTCTGGCATAGATAATTACAGAAAACATACGCTGACCTTTGGACAAGATAGTAATACTTTCACGTTAGAATTACTTGACGTTGAGAGTAGAGGTGTTAGCACTATTCATGATGCATTTGAAATGCACTTGAGTGGTGCCAACCTGCCTATAGAAGTGTTATACAGCGGCGGCGTGGATAGTGAATGTATCATCAAGGTGTGTTTAGATAGAAATATACCTGTCAAAGCAGTAACCCTAAGATTGCTCGTGGGCGGTGCACCCATCAATGTAAGAGACTTGTATTACGCTGAAAAATTTTGCAGAGAGCATAATGTTCAGCATAGCATAGTTGATTTAAACATTGATAAGTTTTATACCAACGGTGATCATATACCATATATGGATTCTTACAGATTCCTTCGTTTCCCCACTGCATCATTGCTGTGGTTATTAGAGCAGTGTTCTTCATTTCCTGTCATCGGCGGAGACTATACTTGGCCTCAAAATAATATGGGAACCAAACTGTATAGTCCGCATAGGCATGACCATATGTGTTTTGATCAATATATGCGAGATAAAGGTATTACCGGTATAGGAAACATGATGTCGCATAGCATGGATTCTAATTTGATGTTTATTGATGAGCATCTTAGAACATATTCTGATGATCCTTTTTACAAACACACCCTTTTTAATAATTTAGGATTGCCCCTAGAAACTCGGTTTAGAAGTTTTGGTTGGGAAACTATTTTTCAAGAAACAGAGGAAATTCATCGTTTGGCTATTAATTGGATGGCTATCCATCAAGATGTATCGAAACGGTATGGTGCAATGAATAGTGTCATTAAGTGGAACAAAAAGTTTGCAGATATCATTGACGGAGAGCCTGGCGAAAACGATAGCTATGGCATCGTTCACACTTATCAGGGCATAGAATTATAATATTTTACTAAACGGTCATTTTTCGGTTGACATTAGTTACCCATTTTGCTATAGTGAATGTATAGCAAGGAGATACTGATATGAACGGTTTTGAAAAAAATATCGCTGCGATTACTGGTCGCACTTCTTCAACCGAAGTTTATGAAATTTCTCAACAGATGTATGCATATGGACTTCGGTTCAGCGAACTCTCTGCTGCATCGTTTAAGCAGTGGGCTAAGCGTTGCGAACGGGAACTTATTGCCGCTGCCATTATTGCTTAAGGAGATAGTAACATGTCGTTTCGTGATCGTGTAGCAGAATATATCACG